GACATTTTACCTGCTCCCAACACGAGCGGGGCGTATTGCGCCGGGAAACAGATTTGTCCGCCTTGGCCTGGCTCCAAATGTAGAAGCGGCTTTTCCGGGGACAAAGACCTGCCCCGGGCTAAAACTTTTGTAATTTAAAGATATTATGGGCTGGCGAGGGGCCAACCGTCATTCTTCTGAAAGCGAGGGGTTTTCCGTCTCTTCCTCCTTGGACCCGCAATCCAGGCATTCCACTTCAAATTTACTTTCGCCGATCAACCGGCCATAGGCCTTGTCGCCGTGATGCAATTCCTTGCCGCAGATCCGGCACTTGTATTCGCCGGCAATAAGCATCAAGTGCTTATAGATGACTTCCTCAACTGCCACTTCGTCGCCTCGACCGTTGTTTATAAGATTAACAGCGGTTTCAGCGTCTTCATAGTGTTTTTTAATGCTGCTCCAGACATCGGCGGCCTGCTTGCTGCCGTCGGCCAATTGATCATTGGCCGTCCTGATTTGATCGGCCAGCTTATGTATAAGCAATTCCAATTTTTTTGAACTCATCAGGGCATCCTTAAAGGATAAAACTGGCGGAGTGCGGGTGACGCCCCCCACATAAACATCATCAAACTTATAACCGCGGTCGCCTTTCTGTTACTCACAAAGTTACTCATATTTTCAGTTCGGAGGTAAAATGAAATCCGAACTGAAACCTAATTTACCCTACCAAACCCTTCCCGCTTTTGCAAGGCGGCTTCCTGTCAGCCAGAGTATCAGGCTGGAACATTACAGGCCAATTTTTTCAAATAATTTACCTAATTGACTTTTTATGCGCCTTATGGTGTAATTTCACTTAGGTATTGAAAATACCTGATTGCGATCACACGCCCGAACGAGAGGGAAAAATGAAAAAGCTGTCTGTCGTTCTTTTGGCGTTGGTGATGGTCTGGGGCTTATCTGGAGGGGCCGGGGCGCAGGGCCAAATATCATCTGAACCGAAGTCTCCGCCAAAATATGGAACAGTAAACGGCAATATATGGACTCTAATAATTAATCTACCTCGGCACTCTTATACTGAAACCATCACGCCCGTGCCATCATGGTATGAAAAAGACGACCAATATGTTTTAGTTTTGTCGCCTGGAAGCACGTTTACCCTTTCGGGCAAAGGCGTGGGGTATAAAATTTACACAATCATTGAATGGGATGATTCAGGGCTGGGCGAGCATATCGTTGCATCGTCCTCAATTTTCAGCGGCAGCTCCGGGCAATCCTATACATTCAAAAATCCGGGGCTGTTTAGTATGCACTGCATTGATACAAAGACTAACAAGCCGGTATCGATGTTTGATATAGAAGTATCAAGTGCCGCCGCGCTTGGTAAAAAACAATAATATTAATCTCCCTGAACGGTAGATAACAGTCGGTCGGCCAAACAGGAAACGCCACACCCGGGTGCCCGAAACGGCGACTTGGGTTTTCGCTTTGCTCACTCCCTGGAATTGCAAGCAATCATACTCTAGACTCGTCCTGACAGTCGGCTTATCAAAAAGTCTTCTGTCTGGGCATCTTTCATGTTGCTACTGACTGAGCGTTCTCAAAAAAATTTCATTATAACCGGCTGGGGCCTCCGATGAGCTACTTGAAGGCCGCAAAAACCCGGTTGAGCCTGACCATAATCTGACCACCAAAAAAGCGGCCTCGCAAAAAGACAAGCCATTGATTTTAAAAGATAAAACTGGCGGAGAGGGTGGGATTCGAACCAACTCACGCGCCACTATTTTCAGCTAGTTATACACTACTTTGCAAGGATTTGGCAAGATTTCAATTAGAATCCCTGGTTGGCCGGCGGATTCGAATCCCGCCGGCCTCTTGCTCCCTGGCATTACAGAATAACATCATTTTGAAACCCACAACGAAAGCCCGGTCAACCGGGCTTTTTCTTTGGCGGCCGGCCGCGCTTCTTTGGCGGTGCCGGCGGGGCCTCTGGCTTTCGTGGCCGGCCCCACGGCCGGCCGGGGCTGACCATGTAGCGGTCCAGGTCCAGGCTGTTGACCATGTGCTCCCGGTTGCCTTTTCCCGGCCGGTCGGCAGGGTTTTTAAAGGCGGGCAGATCGCCTCGCCTAACGGCTCCAACAAGGGTATTTCGAGGCCGGCCGGTTATTTTGGCCGCCTCGGTCAAGGAAATAGTCTTGCCGATAATCTTTCGGCCCGGCCCCAGGTCGGCGAAGGCCATCCGGAAGCAGGGAGGGTCAATCTTGGTTACCTGGAACAATTCGGCAACCTCGCAGGGGGCCAGGTTTTCAGGCACGTCCAAGACTAGGGAGGTAAAAACTCCGCCGGCCTGGCCGGGTTTAAGGCCGGTCAGGCCCGGGGGCGGGAAATAGCCACAAGCCAGGAAGTGGCATGCGGCGTCAAATTGCACGAAAACATCAGCCATGCGGGGGATTATATCACATTTTCGGCAATTTCGGCCTCGCAATTCGGGCAGAGGGGCGGCGGGTAGAGCGCCCCGAGGCACTTGGCCGGGTCGAACTCCGCGCCGCAGATTTGGCAGATGCAAGGCTGGCGCTCCAGGGCCTGTAATTCGGTTTCCACATTGGCGGCGGCCACGGCGGCGGCCCGGGCCTCGGCCTGGGGGTTTGTAATAGGGCGTTTGGATTTTGTCATTGTTCGTCCTCCTGTATTTGCATATTTCCATAATCTATATCTTTATTCAATGCTTTTATTTGCGTTGAAAATAAAAGACTACTTTATATTTTTTGGCATTAAATCTGTTATTTATTAAACGATTAAAAATGTATGGAATTTCAGGCAGGCGGTTGACAGGACGCCGGCAATCGGTTAATCTCTGCTAAGTCTTTGATTTGGCCCCGCATTAACTCCCAACCCAAGGCAAACCGAAACCGACAGAAAGGACGCCCCTTGACGAAAGCCGAACAAGACCACCTCCTGATAGTCGGAATTCCCAAAATTGCCCAAATCCTGAATTTAAGCCAGGCGACAGTAAAAAGAGATTTCATAAAGCGCCCGGATTTCCCGGCCGCCAAATTGAGCGCCAACGGCCCCTGGGTGACCACCCGGGAAGACCTAAAAGCCTGGATAAAAGCCCAGATCTCCGGCCGCTCCGTGAACCCATCTTAAAACGCCCCCAAAACGCCCTTAATCCCTTGATACGCAAGGCCGCCCCTACCCTGGCGGCCCTTTTTTCGTAAAAAACCCCTGTCAACAGTTTATTTCGGGTCATATCCGTATCTATGCGGGTCAAATCCGGCTCATCTCGGCTCACCCTCAAAAACCGGGCTTATACTGACCTCAGTTTCAGGGAGCGTTAGCTCCCAGGCCAGAAAGGCCGGCAAGGAACGGGTCAAGGAGGGTTGGCAAGGGTGCAGCAAGGGAACAGCGTTAAAATCTTATGTGCCCATGACGCGATGGTCGGGATAGAAAAGCTCGTCCCGAATCCGAGAAACCCGAATCAGCACCCGGAAGCCCAGATAAGCCTCCTGGCCCGAATCATCGAGGCCCAGGGGTGGCGGGCGCCGATCACGGTCAGCAACCGCTCCGGGTTCATCGTGCGCGGCCACGGCCGCCTGGCCGCCGCCCTGCGGCTCGGTCTGACCGAGTGCCCGGTGGATTTCCAGGACTACGCCACCGAGGCCGAAGAGTGGGCCGACCTCATCGCCGACAACCGGCTGGCCGAGCTGGCCGTGATGGACGATGGGGCCCTGGCCGGCCTCCTGGACGAACTGAGCCAGGCCGAGGGCTTCGACCCCACCTTGAGCGGATTCAGCGCGGACCTTATCGAGGAATTGCTCGGGAAGGCCGAGGCCTCCGACACTCCGGCCGACCGGCAGGGAGCGGGCCNNTTCCAGCCAGCCAATAAACGCATACCGGGCCAAGAACGAACTGGAACGAGACCTGGGCGAAAAGATGGCCTGGGAGGAATTCGCCCGGCTCTGCCCGGAGGAAATAAAACAGCTAGGCACTTCCATATTTGACCCGGTGCTGTGCGAGTTGGCTTATAGGTGGTTCTGCCCGCCCGGCGGCCGGGTCCTGGACCCCTTCGCCGGCGGCTCCGTGCGGGGCATTGTGGCCGCCTCCGTGGGCCTGGAATACTTCGGCGTGGACCTTTCGGCGCGCCAAATCGAAGCCAACCGGCAGAATTGGGCCGAAGTCGTCCAGGCCTTGCCCGGCTGCCCGCCCGAGCCTTCCTGGATTGCCGGAAATTCGGTCAATATCCAAAACCTCGCCGGCCGTGGTTATGATTTCCTGTTTTCCTGCCCGCCCTATGTGGACCTGGAAAAATACAGCGATAACCCGGACGATCTGAGCAACAAGCCCTATCCCGAGTTTCTAAACCTTTACCGGCAAATAATCCAAAACGCCGCTGGGCTCCTGGCCCTTGACCGCTTCGCCTGTTTCGTTGTGGGCGAGGTCCGGGCCAAAGGGGGCGAGTATTACAATTTTGTCGGAGATACCGTCAAGGCCTTTCTGGATGCCGGCCTGGCCTATTACAACGAGGCCATATTGATTTCAGCCGCCGGCTCTCTGGTAGTGCGCGTGGGCCAGCAGTTCACCAAAAGCCGCAAACTGGGCAAGACCCATCAAAACGTCCTGATTTTCTGTAAGGGAGACCATAAAAAAGCCGTGGCCGCCCTGGGCGACATAAACACCGCCGAGATATTCGGGGATGAAAATTGACGCCGGCGAACCTTGGGGCCGACAGCCCGGCGAGAGTTCGGCCGCCTTTGCCGCATTTCGGGAGTATGCGGAACAGCCTTATAGGTGCGGGTTCACCCGCCGGAGCCTTCGAAAATGCGCCGAGGCTATCAAAAAAAGTCAAAGGCTGGTCTTTGGTTGGAGTGAAAAGCACGGTTGGGTCGAGCGGGCGAGGGATTATGACAACCACATCGCCCGGCAGGAAGACGAGGCCATAAAGGCCGAGATAAAGGCTCGGCGAAAGCGGGCCGGCCGCATAAGCGACCAACTAACGGCCGCCGGCCTTCGGAAGCTCCAAAACCTCGACTTGAAAAAATTGGGCCACAAGGACGCCGCGAAATACCTGGAACTGGCCCTTAAGTTTGCCGCCACCTATGAAGCGTTGGCCCCGGAAGAGGAAAAGCTGAATTTGAATATTTCCATGAGCCAAGCCGGAAAAGCGGAAAGACAGATTTACAGGATGCCCGAGAATGGCCGAGATTAAACCTCAGGCTGGCCCACAAGAGGCATTTTTAGCCACTTCGGCCGACATCGCCATTTATGGCGGCGCGGCTGGCGGCGGTAAAACGTGGGGTTTGGAATTTGAGCCTTTGCGGCATATTGGAAAACCCGGCTTCAATGCGGTCATTTTCCGGCGAAACGCCATTCAAGTGCTCAGTCCCGGCGGGCTCTGGGATGAATCGCTGAAACTTTACCCTGGCTTGGGCGGCCAACCCAAAGAATACAAGATGGAATGGACTTTCCCCGGCGGGGCCAGGGTAAAATTCGCCCATTTAGACCGCGAAGTATCCGTTTTGGATTGGCAGGGCAGCCAGATTGCTTTCATCGCCTTCGACGAATTGACCCATTTTACGCGGGGCCAGTTTTTTTACATGCTCTCCCGTAACCGAAGCCTTTGCGGCATCAAACCCTATGTCCGGGCAACCTGCAACCCTGATTCAGATTCCTGGGTGGCGGAATTCATCTCCTGGTGGATTGATCAGGAAACCGGCTTGGCCATACCCGAGCGTTCCGGGAAAATCCGATGGATGGTCAGTCTCAACGATAAGGTTATCTGGGCTGACACGGCGGAAGAATTGGTCAAAACTTACGGTCAGGAATGCCAGCCCAAGAGCGTTACCTTTATCTCCTCATCCCTCTATGACAACAAAATTTTGATGGAGGCGGATCCGGGCTATTTGGCCAATCTGAAGGCACTACCCCGGATTGATCGGGAGCGGCTTTTGGGCGGCAACTGGAAGATTCGCCCGGCCGCCGGGCTCTATTTCCAGCGTTCTTGGTGCCAAGTGGTTGACGCGGCGCCGGCCGATTTGCAGACAATCCGCTACTGGGACTTGGCGGCCACAAAAAAAACCGAGGCCAATAACCCGGACTTCACGGTGGGCATAAAAATGGGCAAGGCCGCGGACGGGCGGTTTTACGTCCTGCATTGCGAAAGCATGCGGGAAGGCCCCCATCATGTGCGTCAGGCCATCCGCAATCTGGCCGAACAGGACGGCAAAACCGTGACGGTGGGGCTCCCGCAAGACCCTGGCCAGGCCGGCAAATCCCAGGTTCAGGATTTGGCCCTGATGTTAAACGGCTGGCCGGTGAAAAGCCGCCCGGAGGGAGGAGACAAGCCCACCAGGTTTGGGCCCTTCTCGGCTCAATGCGAGGCCGGTAATGTCTTTTTTCTTCGGGCAGCTTGGAACAATGAGCTATTCAATGCGCTTGAGGCTTTCCCGGAAGCCACCCACGACGATCACGCCGATGCCTGCTCCGGGGCCTATAACCTTCTGATTGAAAAGAGGCCGCCTCTCTCCATCAACCCCGCCATCCTGCGGCGCCAGCCTGGCGCCTGGACCAGGGGGGTCAGGCTATGAGCCGGCGCCGGACTCATAGGCCGCAACCGGAAGGCCGCCAGGCTGTGTCGCCGACGCCGACCAGGCCGGCCATGAGGTTGTCTGACCTGGCCAATTCGGAAGAGGGGCGCGGTCGCCGCTGGTTCCAAGGGGCCATCCCCACGCCCGAAGAAATCCGCCAGGCCTTCGGCCCGGTCCGGACCCTGGGGGCCGACCAGAAAGTGCAAGCGGCGGCCGACTCCCAGCTTGACCAGGCCGGGGTTTACGACCTGATTCAGCATTCACTTGGCGCCGGCCTGGGCCTGGGGGCCACCCCGTTCCCGGGCTACCCTTTCCTGGCCAGTCTGACCCAAAACGGCCTGGTCTCGGCCTGCGTCGATACCGTGGCCGGTGAAATGACCCGGGCCTGGATAAAGCTGACCCGGCGGGGCGAAATCACCGACCGGAACGGCAACGGCCAGGACGACACCCTGGACGACCTGGGCGACGACCTGAAAAAATTCAATCTCCAGTCGGTTTTTCACCGGGCAGCCACTCTGACCGGCTACTACGGCGGCTGTCTCATCTACATCGACACCGGGTCCGCCGGCGCCGACCTCAAGCTGCCCCTGAACATCTCCGCAAAAAGCGCGGAACTCAAGCGCGGTAGCCTCAAGGGTTTCACCGTCGTCGAGCCCATGAGCGTCTTTCCGGGCCAATACAACACCATGGACCCGCTTTCGCCCAACTATTTCCGGCCCGTCACCTGGTGGATTCAGGGCCGGGAGGTCCACGCCTCCCGGCTGATTCAGATGGTCTCCAACCTGCCCCCGGTCATCCTGCGGCCGTCTTACAACTTCTTCGGCATACCCCTGGCCCAGATTCTCTATGACTACGTTCTGCACTTCCAGGAGTGCCGGCTGGCCGCCCAAAGGCTGCTCACCAAGTTTTCCCTGACTGCCCTTCAAACGGAAATGAGTTCGGTTTTGGGCGGTGGCCCGGCGGGCAATCTGGAAAGGCGGCTCGCCTATTTTGTCCAGAACCGCTCCAATGACGGTATCCTGGCCATCGACAAGGAAGCTGAAAATATCCTGAACCTGACCACGCCTCTAAGTGGCGTGACCGAGATAGTCAAGCAAGCCCTGGAATTCATCGCCTGTATAGCCAAGATTCCGGCCGTCAAGCTCCTGGGCATTTCCCCCAGCGGCTTCAACGCCACCGGGGAGAGCGACCTGCGGAATTACTACGACCACGTGGCCAGCCAGCAGGAGAAGATTCTGCGGCCGGGGCTGGAAACGGCCCTCCTGGTCATCCAGCTTAACAGGGTTGGCGAGATAAGCCCGGATATCGACTTTGCCTTTGCCGCCCTGTCCAAGGACGACGAGAAGGTCCAGGCCGAAATCCGCAAGACCAGGGCCGACACCGCCGCCGTCTATATCCAGGCCGGCGCGGTCACCCCGGCCGAGGTTCGGGCCGCCTTGGTTCAAGACCCGGACAGCGGCTTCAATAACCTGGACCTGGCGGAAGGCGGAGAGGCCGAGCTGGAGGATGAACTGGCTAAGATTTTCGGGCCGGGCCCGGCCGGGGCGCGGGACGCCTGGAAAGAGGAAGACCACCCCCGGGACGAAGGCGGGCAATTCGGTCCCGGCGGCGGTTCCGGCGGGGAGGCCAAGACGACCAGCCAGGAAGAGAAGCAAAAGAAAATCGACAGCGTGAAGATTGACTTCGACCAGGACAACACCTTGCCGGGGCTGAACGCTGAAGATCTGGAGAGACTGGGCAAGGAAGACAAACCGGTGCTGTTGAAGAAGGGGATAATCGACAAGAATTTAAGCCATCATCCTGACGTATCAAAAGAAGATTATGCAAGAATCGTCGGCCAGTCGCTTTATACCCCAGACGGCATTTTCCCAGGCGATCCCAAAGAACCGCGCTTTAATTTTGTATCTCGTATTGGCCCTGATAAAAGCACAATCACACTATTGGAAATGGCTGAGACAAAAGGGGCCTATGAAATTATTAACCTGCATTGGGTAAACAATAGACAGAGAAGCCAGAAGGAGAGAGGGAAATGATGATTAGGGGCGGGAGGGCTGCCGAATTTTCCTCCATCTCAGCGGGGTTTTATTCCCGGAGGCAGGCGAGGCAGTCCGCTCCTTTCGGAACGGTGCGTCCAGTTAGAACGCGTCTTTCTGCGGTTCGCCCCTACTCTGGGGAAATTATACCCCATCCCCGTGAGGCCGTCAATGCCTGAGCCGGTCAAAACCGCCCGTGCCGTGGTGCCCAACGCCGGCATCGAGGCCTGGTATGCCCGGAACCTCAAAGCCCTGGTTCGGCGGATGGCCAAGGCCACGGAGCGGGAAGTGCTGGCGGCCTACCAGGAGCGCTTTCTGGCCCAGGACCGCGCCAGGTGGGGCGACAGCCTGGACGACGCTTTCCTGGAGGTTCTGGAGGCCATCTTCGGCCGCATGGCGGACCGGCTCGACAAGGCGGCCCATCTTCTGGCCGGCAAGCTGGCCCGGGATATCGGCGGCTACACCTGGAAAAACGTCAACGCGGCCCTTAAAGAGGCCGGCTTCACCGTGGAAATGGGCCTGACCGCCCGCGAGGCGGCCGAAATGCAGAGGATCATCAAGGAGAACGTGGACCTCATCAAAAGCATACCGGACCAATATTATGACCGGGTGCGCGAGGCGGTGGGGGAATCCTTCGCCAAGGGGCGGGACCTCTATGGGCTGAAAGAAACTATTGAACCCTGGATTGAGGTCCCCGGCAAAGAGAAGCGGCGGGAAAAGCTTGGTCTGGAAGAGGCTTTAGAGCGGGAAAAAGAAATGGCCGAGCGGCGGGCGGCCATGATTGCCCGGGACCAGACCAACAAGGCCACTGAGTCCCTTACCCGCGCCCGCTACCAGGAAATGGGGATAAACCGGGCCATCTGGATGCACCGTCCAGGGGGCAAGGTTCCCCGGCCGACCCACATGGCCATGTATGGGCTGGAGTTCGATTTGAATGAAGGGCTGTATGACCCGGACCCGAAGGTGAACAGAAAAATCCTGCCAGGGGAATTAATCAACTGCCATTGCACCATGAAGCCGGTTTTGCCCCGGCTCACTCCCCCGGCCGACCCTGTCTCCGGCGGGGCGACTTCGGCGGCGACGGTCCTGGAGCGGGCGGCATGAGGGCGGGCAACAAATTTTATAACCTGGTTGAAGACCCGGACGCGCTTCTGCAAAAGAAAAAGGCACGCGTGCTTGCCAAGGATTCAGCTTGGGGGCGCGTGCCTTTTCGGGGCTCCGTTTTCGAACCCTTAAACATGAATATTATCCAAAACGCCGAGGAAGTCAATATGAGAAGCGACGCCCTGACCCTGACCTTCGATGCGACCTCCCTGCGCCGCAAGGACGAGAACGGCTTCCTCCATGTGGCCGTCAGCCATATCTCCAAGGAGACGGTCAACCCCTACCGGGGCCGGGAAATACCCGGCTGGTCCGGCCTGGGCCTGGACCCCGACCGCATCTATCAGGGCTACCGCTCCGGGGCGGCCCTCGCGGCCGGGGCCGAGACCTTCAACGGTCTCCCGCTCCTGATGGACCACCACCCGGATTCGGCCGAAAACCCCCAGAAGGAATACCGCATCGGCTCCCTGGGCACGGACGCGGCTTTTAACGCCCCATACCTGGACAACAGCCTGATTCTGACCGACGCCCGCGCCATTGAACTGGTGGAGAGCGGCCTGACCCGGGAGCTTTCGGCCTCCTACCGCTACGAGCCGGATTTCACCCCGGGCGAGTTCCAGGGCCAGCCTTACGATTTCATCATGACCAACATCCGGGGCAACCATGTGGCCCTGGTCGAGGAAGGCCGGGCCGGCCGCGACGTGCTGGTGGCCGACCAGGCTATCGCCTGGACCCAAATTTCCAACAATAAACCGGCCACGGCTGATGAGGCCGGCGCGGGCGCTATGTCTGTCGGCCCCGGTCCAGGCCAGCGGCCTGGCCAAACCAACGAAAAGAAAGGATTGATTATGAATCTCTTGGAAAAGCTGAAGGAGTTTTTCGCCGGCCTCATCAAGGAGGGGGCGAAAGCCGAGGAAATCAAGGAAGCCCTGAGCCAGGCCCTGCCAACTGAAGGGGAAACCCAAGGCGACGAGGAACCCGCCGCCGACCCCGCGGCCGAAGCCAAGCCGGCCGAAGACGATGAGGGCAACGGCGATGAATTCGTGACCCGGCTGGCCGCGGCGCTCAAAGATATTGAGCCCGATGAGCTCTACGCTTTCCAGCGGGGCCTCGACAACCTGGCGGACAAGCAGAAATTCAAGGAGATCGCCGGGCGGATCCAGGCGGCCCTGGCCGGCGGTACTCCGGCGGCTCCTTCGGCTGATGAGGCCAGTGTGGGCGCTTCGCCCGACGCCCCGAAAGAACCGGCCTCGGCCACTGATTCCCGCGCCGGCCTTAAGCCCGCCGGCTTTGGTCCAGGCGATAGCCTGGCTATCCGCCGCCAGGCCAAGGCCGAGGCCGTGGCCGAGGTGACGGCCCTCATGCGGGCCAAGAGCCAGGCCGCCGACCTGGTTCGGCCCCTGGTGGGGGCCCTGGACATCATGGCTTTCGACTCGGCGGCCGACATTCACCGCCACGCCTTGAAGAGCCGCGGCCTTTCCGTCACCACCCGAGACCTGGCCGCCCTCCGCGACATGGTGGCCCAGGAACTGAGGCACCTTCAGGCCGAAACCTCCCCGGCCCGGGGCCTCTCCTTCGACGCGGCCCCGGCCAAGTATGAGGGGCCTTTCGCCCACCTGGCCAATATCCGGGTCGCTCATTAAAAGGAGATAAAAACATGAATATCGCGCAGAAACAGGTTTTCACCAGCACGGCCAAGGGCGTCCCGGGCCAGAAGGCGTCCCTGAACGACGGCTTCGTTTACTACCCCAACACCCTCCTGGCCGAAGGGCCGGTCCAGGTGGGCGGCTTCGTCTGGCTGGGCAGCGACCCCGAGACCCTGGCCGTCAATGTCGGCCCGGCCGGGGTCAAGCCCCTGGGTTTTGTGGAGCGGAACATTGTCTATCCCGACTATGACCCGCTCTCGCCCGGCACCCTGACCGTGCCCGAAGGCAACGCCCTGGCCGTGGCTATTCGCGGCGATTTCTGGGCCGTGGCCGCTCTGGACGCGGCCGTGGGCCAGAAGGTTTTCGCCGTTTCCGCCGACGGGTCGCTGACCATCGGCGACGCCGGGGCCACCATCGCCGGGGCGGTGGAGACGGACTGGGCGGTCGTCACGGCCGGCCCGGCCGGCGAGCCCATCATCATCAGCAGCCACTAGGCGACAAAGGAGAAAACCTGTCATGTCCAAATATCCCTCTTTCAACCACATGAACGCCCTGGGCTTCATTTTCCCCGGGGCCCGGGCCTGGATAGACCGGGAGCGGCTCGGGCAGCTGGCCCAGGACGCGGCTCTCATCACCACCCCCAACACGACCATCCCGGCCGAGTTCCTGGTCTATATCGACCCCCGGGTGGTGGAGATATTGACGGCCCCGCGCCAGGCCCGGGAGCTTTTCAGCGAAGTCCGGAAAGGCGACTGGACGACCAATTCCGCCAAGTGGCGGATGAAGGAAGTGGCCGGCCGCACCCAGCCCTACGGCGACTTCGTTCACAACGGCGTGTCCGACGTCAACAACGCCTGGGCCAGCCGGAAGCAATACCTCTTCCAGACGGTCATCGAATACGGCGATCTTGAGACCGCCATGAGCGGCCTGGCCCGGATAGAGCTGGCCGCCGAAAAGCAGGTCAGCGCCGCGACCATCATCGACATCGACGCCAACCGCTTCTACCTCCTGGGCGTCCAGGACCGGGAAATCTACGGCCTTCTGAACGACCCCAACCTGCCGCCGGCCATCACGGCCATGCCCACCGGCTCGGGCGGCTCCCTGAAATGGGTCGATAAGGGCACCCTGATGATCTATCAGGACATCCTGGCCCTCTACTCCGAGTTGGTCAAGCAATCGGCCGGCCTGATAAGCAACTCCACCCCGCTGACCCTGGCCCTCTCGCCCCAGGCCAGCGTCCACTTGGGCACGGCCACGGAATTCAACACCTCCGTCCTGGATATGCTGAACAAGTATTTCCGCAGCCTCAGGATCGTGACCCTGCCGGAGCTGGGCAACCTGCCGGCCGGCGACACCGTCTTCATGATCGCCCCGGAAGTCAACGGCATGGCCACGGCCGAACTGGCCTACGGCGAGAAAATCCGGGCCGGCCGGCTGGTGCCGGAATTGTCCGCCATGCGGCAGAAATACACCAGCGGCACCTACGGCGGCCTGGTGCTTATCCCCTTCGCCTTCGCCCAGATGACGGGCATTTAAGGAGCGGCCGACATGAAGTACAACAAGCGCAACGACCAGGCCGGTGGCCTGGACCGAAATTCCCAGCCATCTTCCGGCTCGGCAACCGGGGCCGGCGCGGAAACATCGCCGGCCGGTCAAGAGTCCAGGGCCTCAGGCCCTGGCCAGGTGGCGGTGGCTCTCAACCACCCCAACGGCCTCAAGTTCACCCTGAAGGACGGCCGGCAGGTGGTCATAAACGGCAACGCCACCCACCTGCGGGGCCGGGAAACCGGCGTCCTGCCGGTGGGCCGCTACGGGATTACCCTGGTCAAGGCTTCCGACTGGGAGGAAATCCTGCACACCTACGGCCAGATGGACGTTTTCAAGAAAAAGCTCATCTTCTCCCGTCCGCGTCAGGCCGAAGCTGAGACCCAAGCCGAGGAAATGAAGGAGACCCGCCACGGCCGGGAGCCGGTGGACCCAGCGACCACCGCCACCACGGAGGGTAGAGCCGAATAATGGCCGCGGTTAAACTGGACATAGCCGAGTTCCGGAGGCGGTTCCCGCTCTTCACCCCGGAAGCCGCCCCGGATGGAGCCATTGAGCAGGCCTTTGATCAGGCTTGCCTGATTCTGCCCAACGGCCCCGGCTCGGCTGTGCCCTACAACCCGCCGGAGCGCAAAGACCGCAAGGTTTTGCTCTACGCCCTGACCTGCCACCTCCTGACCCTGGCCATCCGAGCGGCCCAGGGCCAGGCGGGGCCTATCGCCTCGGCCTCGGAGGGCTCGGTCAGCGTTTCCTTCGCGGTGCCGCCCCTGACCGGCAAAGCGGCCGACTGGTATCAGCAGACCCAATGCGGCCAGGTCTTCTGGCAGGCCATCAGGCCCTATATTACCGGGGGGCTCTATGTCACCTCCCGGCGCGCCCATTTGTGGGGCTAGCAGGGCTGAGCCCTGCACCCGGGCCGGCGGGCATAAAACCGGCACTTGGAATTACGGCCGAAGCCGGAAGATAGGTGGAATCAAAAGATGGTCAAGGTTACGGCCAAAATGAGCGGCGGCCAAGGGGTCATCAAATACTTGGAGCGCCTCTCCAAGGAGGCCAAGGTGGAGGTTAAGGTGGGGATTCTGGGCGGGGCCACTTACCTAGACGACGGAACCCCGGTGGCCATGATTGGAGCCGTTCACGAGTTCGGGAGGGGCAACAACCCGCCACGGTCATTCCTCCGCTCCGCCATAGCCGAGAAGCACAAGGATTGGACCGGGGCCGCCGGGCTAAAATTCAGGGCCACCGGCGACCTTGTGGAAGCCTTGAGGTTCGCCGGCGAAACGGCCGCGAAAGACGTGCAAGAGAAGATAACTTTTGGGATTGACCCGGCCTTAAAAGAAGGCACCGTCGCGGCCAAACGGAAAATGGGCCGCCAGGAGCCCGACATTCCCCTGGTGGCCACCGGAACCCTGCAGGAAGCCATTGGCTATCAGGTGGGCGACGAGATGGCGACTTTTCCCATGAGAAAAGAGAAGAAATGACCCTGGGCTTGAACCTTCATAGCCTGGTCCGCGGGGCCATAAATTCGGTTCACCCCGAAGTCAAGGCCACGCTCTACCGCGCCGCCGGCCAGGTCAACGGCCCCGGCGGGGAGATCAAGCCCATCTACGCCCCGGGCGAGGCTATAACCGTTCAGGTCCAGAGCGAGGGGCCGAGCGTCCTGGCCCAGGTGGACCGGGTGGGGCAAGAGGAAGTCAGCCGCAAGTTCTACCTGTTTTCCGAGCCCGGCCCGAGCCGCAGGGTGGCCGGCATTGTCCGGCCCCTGAGCCGGGGCGGCGACATGATTCTTCTGGGGCCCGAGGCTCCAGACCCCCAAGTTGCCGACCAATCATCCGGCTCGGCCACAGAACCCGGCGCGGACACAACGCCCGCCGGCCCGGGTCCAGGGGTCACCCCTGGCTGGTGGCTGGTGGAGGCGGTCATTGAGGATTTCAGCCTTTCCGGCTGGGCCTCGGTTCGGGCCACTTTGCAAGTCAAGGCCCCGGATTTTTCATATTCGCCTTGGCATACCGACGAAGGAGACCGGCCATGATGGCCGACGCCCAAAACCCCCAGCCCTTGCCGAAGGGCGACCTCTATGAGGCCATGAAGGCTTTCATCGGCTTTGCCGGGCTGCCGGCCTTGCCGCCGGAGCATATCCTTCAGGGCTGGCAGAACCGCATGGCCCTCCCGGCCTGGGTCAACGATTACGCCGTCATCAGCATTCTGTCGGCCCGCCAGCGCGGCACCCCGGCGGAGATATTCGAGCCTGGGGCCATTGGCCCCAGCCAGGCCGGTGGCCTGGACCCTAATTCCCGACAATCTTCCGGCTCGGCCGCCGATTCCCGCGCCGGCACAACGTCCGCCGGCCCGGGTCCAGGGCTCAGCCCTGGTCCAGGCGTTAGCCTGGTGGTCGGGCTGTTGGAGGTCAGCGTCCAGGTTGATTTCTGCGCCGAAGACGACACGGCCCGGCAAAGGGCCGAGCGCCTGGCTGTGGCCGCCCGCTCCAGCCTGGGGGTGGATTTCCTGAACCAATACGGCTTTTCGCCCCTCTATGCCGACGACCCCCGGGATATTTCCTTTGTCGGCGACGCCCGGCAGTTCGTCCGCCGCTGGATGCTCACCGTCCACCTTTGCGGCACCCAAGGCGCGGGCCTGACCGTGGATGTTTCCTGGTTTGACAGGGCGGCCATCGCCAGAATCGAAAATGTTGACGTTCATCACCAGGCCCGCGGCCTGGACCGGGGCCGGCGGGCCTAACGCCCGCGCCGGCTACGGTTGCCGAGCCGGAAGATAGCCCGCAATTATGGGGTTTGGGGCCCCCGGCCCCAAGGAGAAAAAAAATGGCCATACCCGCATCGCACATCGTTGAAGTTTTCCCCCGGGTCATCACCGGGGGCAGCCAGGACCTGGAACTCAACGGGCTCCTTCTGACCGAGAGCTCTCTTATCTCGGCCACCACCCTGGTCTTGTCCTTCCCTTCGGCCAAGGCAGTAGGGGCCTATTTCGGCCTGGATTCCGCGGAATACGCCGCCGCCGACATTTATTTCGCCAGCTTCAGCGGCAAATACACGGCTCCCCGGGCCTTCCTGGTGGCCCGGCGAATGGCCGAGGCGGCTTCGGCCTGGCTCCGGGGCGGACGGCTAGGCGCGGCCCTGGCCGAGTTCCGGGCCGTCACCGATGGCGGCCTGACCATCGCCATAGACGACAGCGCCTACGCCGTGGCCGGGGTGGACCTGAGCGCCGCCGGCAGCCTTTCCCAGGTGGCCGAAATAGTGGCCGGGGCCATCAACGCCGCCGCCGGCTCGGAGGTGGTGGAGGGCGCTTATTCCAGCCTGACCGGGGCCTTCACCTTCACCAGCCGCTCGGCCGGCGAGGCCTCGGCCGTCTCCTTCGCCGCCGCCGGGGCCGGCGGTTTTGACCTGGCCGGCCTTATGGGCCTGACCGAGGCCAAGGGGGCCCTCTTGTCGAAAGGCTCCGAGGCCCTGACCGTGAACGAGCAGATGGAGGCCATCCTGGCCAAGACCCAGAACTGGGTCAGCTTCACCACGGCCTGGGAGGCCGAAGGCCCTGAAGCCCTCGCGTGGGCGGCCTGGGCCGACAAGCATTACGGTTGGCTCTACGTGGCCCATACCACCCACCCCGGCACGGTCAGCCCGGATTCCACCCAGGACCCGGCCAGTCTGATCAAGGCTGCGGGCTATGACCATACGGCCGTGGTTTACGGCGGCCTCGATTACGCCGTCTTCATCATGGGCGTGGTGGCCTCCATAGCCTGGCAGCGGGTGAACGGCACCATCACCGCCGCCTTCAAGCGCCAGAGCGGTTTGGCCCCGGCGGTCTTCGACGAAATGACGGCGGCCACGCTTGAGGCGAAAAACTGCAACTACTTCGGAAACTTCGCCACCCGCAACGCCGAGTTCCTGTTCCTCTACCCCGGCTGCCTGTCCGCCTCGGATTACGGCTTCATAGACCCTTACATCAATTCCGTCTGGTTCAACAACCGCCTCCAGGTGGCCCTCATGGACGGCCTGACCGCGGCCGGCCGGGTGCCTTACAACATCAGGGGCTACACCATGATCAAGGCCTGGATGATGGACCCCATCAACCAGGCCCGCCTGAACGGGGCCATCGAGCCGGGCATCACCCTTTCCGAGCGCCAGCGGTCGGAAGTCATGAACGAGGCCGGGCTGGACATTTCCCAGGAACTCTGGACCCAGGGCTATTACGTCCAGGTTCTCGACCCCGGCGCGGAAGTCCGGGCCCGGCGGGACAGCCCGATCATTTCCATCTGGTTCACCTACGGGGGCAGCGTTCAAAGGATCGAAGTCGCCTCCACGGCCGTTTTGTGAGCGGCGAAGGGAGAAGATAAGCAATGTCCAGGAATTTCGACATCACCAGCGCCAACGCCGCGGCCATCCTGATAGTGGAGGAGATTTTCCCGGCCGGGATAACCCTCCAGATGTTCGGCACCGACCAAGCCGTGGATATGGGAGCCATTGAAATCGCCGAGACCCGCAAAGGCGTGGACGGCCGGATGGTGGCCGGTTACACCCCGGTCATCTACCCGGTGACCGTCACCCTGGAGGCGGCCAGCCCCAGCTATGCGTCCCTGGCCCTGCTCCTTGAGGCCACGACCCGGAACAAGAAGCCCTATCGGTGCAACCTGGTGGTGACCGTGCCCAGCATAAGCGTGGTCCTCGTCTGGAGCGGCGGCACCATGAAGAGCGGAACGCCGGCCCCGCCCCTGCATAAAACCCTGGAACCCACCACCTGGGTCTTCGATTTCGAGGATTTTGAACGCTCCCAGGTCTGAGACCTGGCCCAGGGCGAGGCCCTGGACCATGGCCGGCATACATGATGCCGGCGCATGAGCCGGCGGCCGAAGCCGGAAGATGGGCCGGAATTATGGGGTCTGGGGCCCACGGCCCCAGGAAAGGAAAACCGAGTCATGCGCAAATCGGTGGAAATAAAACTGGAAGACCGGGGCCAGGACCTGACCTTCCGCATCGAGGAAATGCCGGCCACCCGGCTGGAAAGCTGGATAATCCGGGCGGTCCTGCTCCTGGCCGGCTCCGGCCTGGCCGACAGCCCGGGCAAGTTTGACCTGAAAGAGGCCGGGGCCTTCCTGGCCGAGAAGGGCCTCTCCGCCCTGGGCCGGGTGGACTATGAGCAGGCCAAGCCCCTTCTGGACGAGCTTATGGGCTGCTGCTGCCGGGTGATCGGCAAGGCCGAGGAACGCTGCACCCCGGCCAACATCGACGACCATATCAAGGACGTGGGGAACCTCTTTCGCCTGAAAGCGGAGGCCCTGAAGGTGAACCTGGGTTTTTTGTCCGGGGGGCTCGGAAACCTCTTTTCCTCCCCGGAGAAGCCAGATTCCGAGCCGAAATGAACCGGGTGCGCACGGCGGAGCCGGCCAATGTCTCCCCGATTTTGGGGGCCGTCATCGGCCATAAACTGGCCACCCTCCGGGAGCTGGAGACGGTTTACAGTCTGCCCGATGCCCTGGACCTCTTGGAGATAATCACCGTCCAGAACTACAACGTTTGGGCCCAGGGCGAGGAAGCGAAGCGGAGCTAACAATGGCCGGCACTGGCTACATCGACGAACTCTTCATCAAGATCGGCCTTGACCCTGTCGGGCTCCAGCAGGGGCTCCAGCAGGTGGAAATGGTCATCAAGTCCATCGACAGCGAGGTCAAGAGCTTTGGGGAGGGCTTGACCGAGGGGCTTTCCGAGGCCGAAACCCAGGCCGACCAGGCCGGGGCGGCCGTGGCCGGATTGGGGGCCGAGGCCAAAGCGGCCGGGGCGGCTGTGGCGAAGGCCGGCCAAGAAGGAAAAGAAGGCCTTGCGCGGGTAAAGGAAGAAGCCAAGAGGGCCGGCAAAGAGCTTTCCGACCTGGATAAAAAGGCCGACCGCCTGAGCCAGAGCCTGGGCAAGAAAATAGGGAAGGGCTTCAGCAGGTTCCTGATGGGCATGGCCGCCCCTGTCCTGGGCCTGATGGCGGCCGGCGGCTTAATCAAAAAATACACCGACGACATGGAAAAGATGGATGAGCTTTCCAAGAAGCGCAATTTGAGCCTCAAGGAGTGGGCGGAACGCCGGAAATTGCTTGAGCAATACAGCGAAAAGGATTTGGAAAATTACCGCCAGACCAAGAAGGCCACCGAAGCCGCCCGGGAAGCCCTGGGGAGGCTGGGGGGCGAACTGATGAAATTCGCCGGGCCGTATATTCGGGGGGCTTTGGAAGGCCTGCGGACTTTCGCCGAGTTTCTGGACCGCAACCATCGCTTTGTCAAGATTTTGGCCGGGGTCATTGGCGCGGCCCTTATCCCTGTGCTTTGGGGCCTGGCCGCCGCCCTTCTGGCCAACCCTATAACCTGGATAATCGCCGGGGTGGTGGCCCTGGCCGCCGTTCTTGAAGATTTATGGGTTTTTCTCAACGGAGGAGAGTCGGCCTTGGCCGGCTTCTGGGAGGCGCTGGGCTTTGGGGGGGACACCCTGGACGACATCAAGGCCGCCTTTGAGGAACTGAAGCCGATAATCGAAGGCTTCAAGACGGCCTTGAGCGGCATTTGGAACGCGGTCAAGGGTCCGCTGGAGAAAGTGGCCATTTTCATCGGCCAAACCATAAAAGAGGCCGTTCAGGTTCTGTGGAATTTTATCGCCGCCTTCCTGGCCGCCGTGTCTGGCGATTGGAGCGGGGCGGCCGAACATTTCAGGGCCGCCTTTGAGGCTGGCTTTGAATTTATCCAGCGCTCTTTCGGCAAACTGCGCGATGATGCCGTGGCCATATTCGGGGTGGTGGCGGAGTTCATCAAAGGCGTCTTCGACGGCATAGTCAACGCCATCAAGCAAAAAATCGCCGGCCTGATTGACTTGATTCCCGACTTCCTGAAGCCGGAAAGCCTCAAGGGCTGGGCCGACGACATCAACAGTGCGGTTTCCAACGCGGGCGCGGTGGTCGCTA